GAGGCACTTCCTGAGATTGGTGACTCATATCGTAAGAAGGTAACTTCAGTTCTACTAGAAAATCAAGAAAAAGCTCTACGTGAGCAATACCTCACCGAGTACGGCAACCAAATGGGTGGCGGATTCAACGTCACCAACGTAAGCTCAGGTTTAGGTAATGCCGCAGGCAACCTCGCTGGTTACGATCCAATTCTAATCAGCCTAGTTCGTCGTGCTATGCCTAACCTAATGGCCTACGATCTCGCTGGCGTACAACCTATGACCGCTCCAACCGGTCTAATCTTCGCCATGCGTAGCCGTTACGTCGATCAAGGCGGTTCACCAACAGGTGGTCCAATTGGCGTTAAACCTCTCGGTGCTGGTCAAGAAGCTCTATTCCAAGAAGTATTCGCCAAGTTTGGTGGTTCAGGTGGTACTGCTACTGGTGCTGCATTCTCAGCTACTGGTGGTGTACAACCAATTCGTGCAAGTGGCTTCACACTCAGTGGTGACAGCTCGGCTTCGGACGTAAAGAATCAATCTGTTGCTAGCTTTAATGATTTCCGTGCAATGCTTACCACTACTGGTGAACAACTAGGCACCAGCACTCGTCCATTCCAAGAGATGGCATTCAGCATTGAGCGTCTAGCTGTAGAAGCCAAGACTCGTGCTCTAAAGGCTGAATACACCACTGAACTAGCTCAAGATCTCAAGGCCGTACACGGTCTAGACGCTGAGAGTGAACTTGCTAATATTCTTAGCACCGAAATTCTCAACGAAATCAATCGTGAGCTAATTCACACCATCTACCGTGTAGCCAAGGTTGGTTGCCAACAAACCGATCTTCAATCCATGAGTGTTGTTGCTGGTCAATCCAACGGTTATGGTGGTATTTACGACCTCAACACCGACTCTGACGGTCGTTGGAGTGCCGAGCGTTTCCGTGGCCTCATGTTCCAAATTGAACGTGAAGCAAACGTAATCGCCAAGGAAACTCGTCGTGGTAAAGGTAACTTCATCGTCTGCAGCAGCGACGTTGCTTCAGCTCTCGCCATGGGTGGCTTCCTCAACCTCACCCCTGCCCTACAACCTCAACTAGAGGTCGATGACACCGGCAATACCTTTGCTGGTATCCTCAACGGCAAGTTCAAGGTCTACATCGATCCTTACGCTCAATTAGGCGTAAACTTCGTAACTGTAGGCTATCGCGGAGCCAGCCCATACGATGCTGGTCTCTTCTACTGCCCATACGTTCCTCTACAAATGGTACGTGCAGTTGGTCAAGACACTTTCCAACCCAAGATTGGTTTTAAGACCCGCTACGGCATGGTCGCTAATCCATTCTCGGAAAGCGTAGACCTCGCTACCGCCGGTACCAACACCAGTGGTAACGTATACTACCGCATCTTCCGCGTAGATAATCTCCACGGTAACACTGGTTTCGGTCTCTGATCTAAACCGTAAACCGTAACTAAAACTAACGTTAAGGGCTCCCCCTAAAAAGGGAGCCCTTTTCGTTTACATAAATAATAGTATGTCAAGATTTATAGGATCTCATAATCCGCTATTAGCAAATTATTTTGAATTTAGTTTAACTCGCGTTCCTAATTTAGAATATTTTTGTCAAACAGTTAATTTACCTGGAATCGTAGCAGGTACAGATGCTCAACCAACAACATTTGGTATTCCTGTAAATATTCCTGTTGGTAATTACAAATTTGAAAATTTACAAATAACATTTAAAGTAGACGAAGAACTAAAGAACTGGTTAGAATTATGGAATTGGATGAAACAAATTGGTAATTTAAATGAAATGGATTCCAGTCTTCCATATCCTTCAGGAACAGGATCATTGACTAAAACATCATCAGATGGAATGTTATTATTAACAAATAGTGTATTTACTCCTAAATTTAAAATCAATTTTAAAAATTTATATCCAACTTCAATTTCTGGATTATTGTTTAGTTCTACACTTCCAGAATCTGCCGAAGTTATTGCAACAGCACAATTTACATTTACAAGTTATACTGTAGAAACAGTAACTTGATCCTTGTTTTTATAATTTTTTGATGTATAATATAACATAAATTGATCAAACGGCTTTAGACCGTGAATCTGCAAATACTCCTCAACTCCACAACAAATACTTGTCTATGTTCATGGACGAAAAGCTACGACTGAAGAAACTTCAAAATGAAGCAGCAATCCTTCGTCGTAACCTGTGGTTATATTACACAGGACGTATGAGCCAAGAAGAACTGACTGCTCTAGGATGGGAACCGTTTGAATTAAACGTTCTTAAAACAGAAGCAGACGATCTTATTACATCAGACCAACACTGGATCAAGCTAGACGAACGTGTTGCATTTCAAACCGAAAAGGTGGAGTATTTAGAAAACGTAGTAAAGATTATTAACAATCGCCAATGGCAGATACGTGCCATGATAGATTGGATTAAATTCACTCAAGGGGCGTAATGGCAGATATCAAAATCACACAACCAGATTCAGTTTTTGTCAAGGTAGAGTGTGATCGATCTCTGGCTAAGGAATTAAACGGATATTTTACGTTTACTGTTCCTAATTTTCAATACACCCCCGCATTTAAAAAACGATTATGGGACGGCAAGATCCGCCTGTTTAATCTGTACACCCAGACTATATTTGCGGGATTAACAGATTTAGTAGTTAAATTTGCCAAAGATCGTGGTTACACTTGGGAACAAGAGTTACTCCCGTACTCTCAGCCGTCTCCAGACACGGTTAAAGCGTTTATAGACGGTCTAAGCATCACGGCAGGGGGTAAAGATGTTAGACCATACGATTATCAGGTACAGGCCGTCCAACACGCCCTGAGCCATTCTAGGGCCCTTCTGGTGTCTCCTACGGGCTCAGGTAAGTCGCTGATGATCTACCTCCTGTGCCGTTGGATTCTGGACCAACACTCAACCGGAAAAATACTGATTGTGGTTCCTACCACCAGTCTGGTAGCCCAAATGTTGGCAGACTTTCGAGAATACTCTAAACGTGACTCGTGGAAAGCAGACCGTAATATCCACACAGTGATGTCTGGTAAAGACAAAACATCCACCAAACGAATAATTATTTCCACTTGGCAAAGTATTTACAACCAACCACAAGAGTATTTTGACGACTTTATTGGAGTGTTTGGAGACGAGTGCCATTTATTTAAAGCCAAGTCACTTACGTCTATTATGAGTAAAGCCAAGAAAACTGTTTACCGTATAGGCACAACTGGAACTCTGGACGGAACACAAACACATAAATTGGTAATTGAGGGCCTGTTTGGAGCAACGTACCACACCACAACCACCAAAAAACTTATAGATCAAGACTTATTATCGCAGATTAGTATTGACTGTTTACAGCTACAGTACTCTCCGGAAGACGTGCAAACAACTAAAAAGATGTTGTACGTGGACGAAATTCGTTGGGTTGTAAGTAATGCACGACGAAATGAATTCATCAAAAACCTGTGCAACAAATTATCTGGAAACACTTTAGTACTGTTTAACTTTGTAGAACTACAGGGCAAACCCCTGTACGAGTTAATTAAATCGTCTTCAGAAAAGCCAGTATATTTTATTCACGGATCAACTGAAGTAGACGAACGTGAACAAATTCGTAAAGTTATGGATAAGGGATCGGACTCAACACTGATTGCCTCTTATGGTACATGTTCCACGGGCATAAATATTAGGAACATACACAATATTATTTTTGCGTCTCCATCTAAATCCGTAATTCGCGTCCTTCAATCAATAGGTCGAGGATTGCGAAAAAGCGAAACTAAAATGCGTATGAAACTAATTGACATAGCGGACGACCTTCGCTACAAGAGTCATGTCAACCACGGAATGAATCATTTAAATGAACGTTTAAAAATATATACTAATGAAGGATTTCCGTATAAATTAATTTCGGTTCAACTACCAAAGGATACACATGAAGAAGTACAAAATAATCAAACTGAAATCGGGTGAAGATATTATTGGAACTGTCAGAGTTGGAAAAGACGGAAATATTAAAATTTTTAATCCAATGTTATTTAAATCTGTGGTTCAATCTGATTTATTTGGTAACATGAAAGAACTGTTTATGTTAAAGAACTGGTTACTTTTATCTGATGATAAGTTTGCAGTTATTTCTAAAGACGCTATTAATACAATTATTACAGCATCTGTTAGTGCAGCAAGTTTATACGAAGCAGAAAAAAATAAAGATTTAACACCAAAATCAAAACCTAAAAAACCCGATATTAATGATCAAGTAGAAAAACAAAAAGTAGACCCATTCGATCTAATTGATCAACAAATACAAGAACTTCTTGAAAAAACAGAGAAAATGTACGAACAAGATTCTAACGTAAAAGATCTTGCAAAACGTAAACCAGATGATAAAATGGTGTTTATGAACATGGTTTTTTCACCAGAAGTTATTGTTGAGCTACTACGAAGTGGGATTTTAGACCGAAAAGAATTTGGTGAAATGATTAATCATATCACTAATACTAATGGTGAAGGTATGAATCCAGGCAAGTACACTGGAAACAAGAAGGGCAAAAAGGATATGGGTAATAATTGGACGGATTGGAATGCAGATCCGTCGTCCGACGATTACAAATAACCTAATACTCTTTTTTACTCAGACAAAATATTATAACAGGAATTTTATAGCATGTCAAATGAAAAATCTAAAAAATGTAAAGATAGTGATGAAAAATTAAAACGAATAAAAAAGATACCAAAAGAATCCAAAAAAACAAACGAAGAACATTATGTGGATAATAAAAAGTTTTTGGATGAAATGATTAAATGGAAAAAAGAAATACGAGAAGCCGAAGAGAGCGGCGATGAACGACCGCCAGTTTCTAGCTTTATAGGAGAATGTTTTTTAAAAATAGCAGAACGATTATGTTCTAAATCTAATTTTGCAAAATACTCATATAAAGACGAAATGATCGGAGATGCTATAGAAAATTGTTTGATGTATGCTCACAACTTCAATCCACGAAAATCTAAAAATCCATTTTCGTATTTTACACAAATAATATATTATGCATTTCTTCGTCGTATAGAAAAAGAAAAAAAACAAGCATATGTGAAATTTA